CTTCTTGAGCGTTGCCTTGTATGTTTATATCAATTATTTTTTCAATCGCCATTTCAATAAGTTTTTAAATAGTTGTAAATAATTATTTGTTAGTTCATATTTTCCTTTGGCGGTTGCGATTATTTCATTGTTTTCGTATTGCTCGGCGTGTTGGAGCATTTGTAAAATGTTATTTATCATAATTCGTTTAAGAGTTCAATATCGCTCTCTCCAGTTGTTAAGTTAGTAGTGATTTTATTTATTCTAAATAGACGATCAATAATTTTAAACCTATCATTTAATTCAAATTTTAAAAGAATTGACAAAGGCAAAATCGCTTTAATTTTCGTTAGTCTATTTTTAGGATTAAAAACTTGTAAAATGTAATCCTGATAATATAATAAAAATAATGAGTCCGTAAATTCGTTTCCAAAAGTCCACTCGTTAAGCTCAGCCTTAAAATTAATATTTGACTTACTTACGTTTGGATCAAAACTTCGAGAGTTTGACGGCGCAATATAGGACGTGATATTTTCGTGACTTGAGGTTGTAGGCCTCCACGAAAAATTCGAAACTCCGGTTACTAATATCGGATAAAATAAAAGAGGTTTCCCTAAGGCTGCCTCGTAGTTTCCAGTCGCAGCATTAAAGTTATCCGTTGCCGAATATCCCCACTGAATATCCAAAGGAGTAGTTCCTCCATTTATGTCAAAAATTCTCTCATATTTAAAATGAGAAAATGGAAGAGTCACTTTATAAATACCTCCGTCGATATCTGGCAATTGATTATAAATCTCTTTTGCCCAATCGTAGTTAAATTGCTGATTATGTTTTTGAGCCAATAAAGTTTTTGTGTCTTCAAATCCAAACTCAATCTCTTTAAATGGTAGCGCAACGTTGACGCTATTGCTATCGACTTTTATATATTGAGTAATGTCGAAAACTTCCGCAGTTGCATAGAAATCATTTAGAGTTTTGACAATTACAATTCCATTTTCAACGTAAGCCGTCAAATTAAACATTCTAAAAATACCACTTAAAAAATCAATTACTTTTATCTCTGGAATTTGCTGAGCAATATCAAAAACAAAATCGCTATTTGTGTTGAAAATTGTAGCATAAAAATTCGCATAACTATAATAATCTGGATCATTAGGATCGTAAGAATAAACTTGTAAATGAATTGAGTCTATTGTTATTGAAGTCTGACTTTGAATATAAAATTGATAACTTCCAATTCCTCCAAATAAACCAATATTTGTGGCAGTTCCGTTTAAAGTATTAGTTGTATAAACTAATTGACCTCCGTTATAAACTAATATTTTATAATCTGCGCCAGGTGCGGTTGTAATTGTAGCGCTTCCAGTTGTATATTCCCAACCTATATCTAACGTAGATCCAAAGCTCCAAGTTGTAATCAAAGTAGGTGACGGAATGCCGCTGTCTGCTCCTTGAACATTTCCTTTGGCTCTGTGCAACCACATAAACAAATTATAATAATCCAAATTTGAACTGCTAAAAAAGTCAGTGCTGAAATTCAATCCATATTGTACTCCAATCGCTTGGATAATTGCATCCAATCGAATTGCATATTTTAAATCCTTCCACAAAAGGCCGTGATTATGTGTTGATCCACTTTGATAATATAAATTTCTCTCATCCTCAGAGTGTCCGGTTGAGCTATCAAAATAATATCTATTTGTGTGTGATATAAATGGAGCAATCACGTCGTTTGTAGATGGATCAGCTTGCAATTTTGCCTTAACATTTGTATTATTATAAGCTAAATTATAGCTTGTCAAAGGTAAAACGTTCAACTTATCCTCTCCGATAACGTCTTTTAGGTTGATTGTGTCACCATAATACGTCACTTTATAGGCGTAAGGTTGATTATTTTTCATTTCAACGCCCTCAAGTTTGACCTTTCCGCTGTTAAATCGGTTGGCATCGATCTCAATATAAGCATCAATCTTAACTCTCGCATCAAAACCTCCGTCAATATCGTAATTATAATAGTGTTTAAAGAGGCGATTATTCTCATCGCTTGCTGGTAACGTGAATGTCTTAGTAAAATTCGTAAAAATTAGTCCAATATCTTGTACGTCCTGGATCACTTGAGTGATTGAGATAGTCTCATCGTTAAATAAATCCGATTTTTGATATCTGTCTAACGTATTATTTTTTAAAAATAAAGCTAAATTTAATTTCATTTAGATTGCGTCGTTAATTAAATTGAAATTATAATCAAATTCCATAGTGTAATTTATCATTCTATTTTTCAACTTTGTTTTCAACTCAGAGCTTTGAGTTTTTAGAGTAACCGGTTTTTTGTCTAACAAGATTGTCTCGCTCAAAAGTAAGTCAGAAATTAAATCGCTATAATTTTCGTCAACCCAGCCAGTGTTTAAAGTAACGCTTTGAGTTCCTCTGAAGTTAAAAGATTTGCTTTGCCCAGTTAATGGATTATAATTAACCTCTTTTGGCATCAACTTATATTCGTCGCTCTTAGCTGAAACGCTATTGGTTTGAGCTTTGTAAAAAGTCAAGGTTTCCCAACCTCCATAACGATTAACAAAATCGCAAAGTACTGGCGTGTATTTAGGCTCACAAATTGGATAAGTAAAAAATGATTCTACAATTGGACTTCCAGTTGCCGGAGTGTATGTAATTGTAACCTTGCAACCATTAATAAAATTGGCATCTACTTTAACCAAGCTAATAGGTATTTTTACATTAAAAACTCCAGTATATCCAACCGCAAAATCTGAATTATTATTATAAGAAATTCCGTCAATCCTTTCGTATTTAATATTTACAATAGTAGTATTTGTAGTTGGTTTGTCAATTAATAAATTTACATATTGAATTAAATAATCTGGATAAGTTGATTGCTTAAAATATGTTTTTTTAATGTTTGTATTTGTTAAAAAACTGATCTTGCTATCAACTGGGTTTTGTTTTCCGTCTAGATAATTTGTAAATCCATTAACTCCATAATAATAATCCTCTGACAATAATACATAATTCGAGCTAGAATTTAAATAATATCTTTTAACTTTAAATCTGCACCATTCATTGATCTCCTCTTGCGCTCCGTAATAATTTACATAAATAGGAGCAATGTTATCGATATATTCCTTAACAAAGTTTGAGACATTATAACTCGTATGTCTTTGAGTTGTAGTTGGAATTGGTTTGCTTAATACATAGGTTGGAGTTCCTGGCTCATATCCAGCTTGATTCCAAATGAATATCTCAATCTTAGATCCTAACTGAGTTGGCTCATTGATTTCAATTATAAAAGGACTTCTGACTTTAACTATTTTCATTTTATTTTATTTCTTTTAATGTGAAATTTAAAAACGACTCAACGTCCAAGCCGTATTTTTCAACTATATTATCATCTAATTTTTGATATTCAATATCAAAGGCATTTCTAAAAAATTTCGTCTCGTAAGTTCCAGTTCTATTTATCGAGTTTGTTATCGAGGTAACCATCATTTTTCGATTTGCAAATTGACCTCCTCCACCTCTCACTCCTTGAATGCCTTTGCGGACAACCCACTTATCAATTGCACCTCTTGAGGCGTTCGCTCTATATGGAGAGTTTGGAGCTTTTGAACTTGACTCACTTCCTTTTGTTCCATAATCTAATTGCGCCCAATAATCCTCTGCATAAAAATCAAACTCAATTGAGTTTTTATTTTCTTTTGTTTTATATTCTAACGAACTCGACAACTTTCCGGATGCGTTATGACTTCCGTAACGTCCTCCGGTTTTTAAATTCTGTCTCGCTCTCTCAACTACCAAAGCGCCAAACTCATTAAGAGCTTGCTGTACGTTTTTAGTCTCCATCACAACAAACTCCAAATTCATTATTCGGAACGCTTATTTCAATATCACATTTCCAACCATCTAACGCATTGGTAAAAGCTAAAAGGATTGGTTGTAAAGTTGGATCGTTTTGTAATTCAATATCGTTCTCTCCTCTTTGCAATCTCATTTTCGTAATCATATAATTGAGGATGGCGTGACAAGTGTTAAGGTTGTCAAGTTCGTTGTCGTTCCCTAAAAATTTATCGGTTACGTTTATTTTTGACATATTACGAATATCGACAACAGCAACCTCGAAAGTAAAATTAACAACTCCGTTATTAATCGTTGAGCTGAGGATATTGATATGAGCAAGCGGAAAAATATTTTTCTTAACATTGTCAATTATGTCTGTGCCGTGAGTTATTGTATTTAAAAGAGGCGCGCTTTCCAGCGTGCTTTTTATATATTCTATGGCCTGATAAAATGCTCTCATTTTTTAAAGTGATTTTTAATTTGTTTTGCCTCTTCCTTGCTTTCGTCGATTAGGTATGATAATAACGTGAGTGATTCGTGAAGAGGCTCTCTTCCAACTTCTCGAGGGTTGACTCGAATTTCTCTTGAAAGTCTAACAAAGGTTTGAAACCAACCCCAGCGCTCTCCAAAACCTCCTCGAGAGATTTCTCCTCCCTCATCGCCTTGCTCTCCAAATGCGATAGGATATTGTTCAATAATTCCTTGCTTAAAGTCCAAAAAAAAAGAATAGATCCGGTCACAACGTCCATCCTAACATCGTTAAATAATTCAGCTTTGGTTTCGTCACCATCGTACTCTTCAATCTGGTAGAATGGCAAAGACTTTTTTGTAATTGGTCGATACATTACTGACATTAATAAACTCAAATTCTCATCGCTACCTAGTAACGAGTCCATTGTCGCATGTTCTCCTAGTGTCATTTTATCCAAGTTAGGAATAAATCCGTACTCAACGCCGTCCATTTTAAACGTTTTAACGAGTTGAGGTTTTTGATCCAATACCTTAGCTAAATTCTCGACGATTTCAGCAAAGTCGTTAACTGGTATTTTCATAACATCGGCAACGCTGAGGTTACAAAATATCGCAACCATTTGGATGCAAACAAATGTCTCATCGTCTTGGTTGTCTTTTAATACTTTTAAATATCTCAGATATTGAGACAATTTAATTTCTTTTAAATCCGTTGGAATTACTACTCTCATATATATATAACTAAAAAAAGTGAATTTGTTTATAAAAATTACGTAATTAATACGCGTCTCGATTTGTTTATTGCGAGGCTCATCATTGCGAAGTAGCGAAGAGCGTCAATCGCGTGGTTAAATTCGTCAATTGGTCGGTTAAGTTTTTTGCCGGTTTTGTCAACGTCCCAGCTATAACTCCTCAACTCTTTTATTAGATTGGTGCTTGACTTAGTTACAAGGATTTCTTTTTGCTGCAATACCGATATTCCGTAATTGATTGAGTCTGCTCCTTTGACAACTGGTTTGATATTGTAACCGGCGCGTCTTATCTCTTCGATTGACTTTGGCTCTGCTGAGTCTGCCCAAATTGGAGCGGTGCGCTCTTGTCTCATCAATCTAATTATATCGGAGTTCAAAAGTGAGGTTGAATAAATCAACTCGTCAACGATAATCTTACCATTGTAATCGTATACAGCAATATGAGCGGTTGGATCATTCGAATAACCAAAGTCAAGTCCACTTCCTAAAAACTTTGCCTCTGGAGGTATCGTATCGATTTGCTCCCAGTTTTGAAATATGACTCCCTCAAGTGATCCAAGTTGGCCAAGTCCATAAACATTCCACCAGTTCGCCCAATATGTCGAGGTTGCTGCTTTGTCTTTTGCCTTTTCAATTTCTCTAACGATTGCCGGATCGAGCGCCTCGTTATCCTTGTACGTTAAAATAACAAAGTCGGAGTCAGCATCGTTTAAAAGTTCCGTTTGCACCCAAAACTCATTCGTTGGATTGTAGTCAAGGTAAATGAATTTTTTAGTCCTTACGGCGAGTTGCTGATAGCTTTCAAAGTCGATATTATTGCACTCGTTTACGAATAGAATATCACGCCTCGCTCCTCTTAATTTATCCGGTTGGTCGACGCTGAAAAATTCAATATAGGAATTATTCGAGAATGTATATTTTAAGGATGAGCGATTGAAATTAGCATCTCGATAATTGTCAGTTAGGAGCATTATCTTTTGAAAATCTTTTAAAGCTCCTCTTTTTAAATGAGGGATTGACTCACTAACAATACTAATCTCTGAAAATGGATTTTGTATTGCGTAAGTTATTAAAAGCGGTAAAATAGAAAACGTTTTGGAGCTTGACGTTCCGCCTTGCACAATCCGAACTCGTTTTCTTAGCTTTGCAATTTTACTCTGAGCCGTTGTTTTCTGGAACATCCAAGTCTAAGGAGTTAAAAATTGGTTTCTCAATACTTATATGTTGGTCAATTGTTTGTTTTGGCATTCCAAAGAAGTATTTAAACCACAATTCAATTGCCCACTTCTCTCCGGCTTGCATTGCTGCCTCGAGTTGTAATATTGCCTCCGGCAAAAAAGGTTTCAATCGCTCATAAGTGTCTTGCATTTCTGACTTAGTCATTAGACGTTTGTCGTCTGGCCTTACCGCTTTCGTTGAATTTCCTCCGTTAAATTTCCTTTTATCCATAATTTCAATACAAAACAATTAATTGATTTTGTAAGCTCCTAAAATTACCTCGTTATTAGTCAAAAACTCCGACGTAAACAATTTAAAGCCGTTGTGAGACTTCTTTTTTAATAACTTATATAAGTTACTCGGCATCCAAATTTCGTTTGCTGAGAGGTCTGCTGGTGCGTTTTCGATTATAGCGTCAAGGAATAAATAAAATTCCTCTTGCTGTTGTTTTTTCGTTGATTTTGTCGACTTGCTCTTTGTTGTTGTCATAATGTTCCCTAATTTTATACTTTTGTACAAACGGCCATTTGTCTCGTCCATTTGTAAAGTATATTTTATCAATTCCTAACTCTTTTGCCGTACTAAATAAATCGGAATTGTCTCCGTTTTCGTCTCTCGCTGTTAAAATTCTGACGTCTTTGCCCTCAGATATAAATTTTGAGGCAAGGTCTTTGCCTTTTTTAGTTGAGAGAGTGCCATCGTAATCAAAACTAACCGGCATAATTATATAATTTATATAAATCTTTGATAATCGTTTCGTGAACTTTTGAACAAGTCGGACAATTTGAATTGTCGAGGCCAAAATAGTGTAAATATAAACCATTTAAATAACTTACGTCTTCAAAAACTAACTCTGTTCGCTTTCCATCGATTATCCTTTGACCTTTTACGTCTAAAAATATTCTAAAATGCTCCTTATCGTTTGGAGTCATTTCAGATTTTACCTTTTTAAAGTTAAAAAGTCTGTTTAAAGAGAATTGTCTCTCTTTACAATCTAAGCACGGCTCAATCCCAACTGCTGAGGTAACTGCTGCGACAACGTCGCCCAATCCTTGAATTTCTTTTTTAATCCTTTTTTTTGCCATTTAGTTTTAATTTAACCATCTTATTAACTCGATGGATCGTTTGAATATGTATTCCGGTCTGTCTGGAGAGTTCTCGTTGACCTATAAGCGTTGATTGTTCAAAAAGAGTCCTTTCATACCAGGTTAAATCTTTTGAGAGTTCATTATAATCAATACCCTCGCAATAAACCTCGTCTTCAATCTCAAATTTACTAAAATCGTCGATTAAAATATCGTTATTTTTAAGAGAGTCATAAAATAATGATCTCAAAGTTACAAATATATATCCGTCTGAGACTGGAATTGTCCTCTCAGATAATTTAATATACATATTTTGAACTAACTCGTCCGCTAAGTCCTTGCATTTACAAATTTGTAAAGCCATTTTTCTCCATTGCGCGTCCTTTTTAGCTAGTTCGTGGATAATCATAACCGCATTGGATTAAAATACTCACTTAAAAAATGTAATACGTGAGTCTCATTCTCTATATAATATGCCGTTCCTCTAATTACAAGGACGATTTCCTCCGGTGACTCAATCCAAAATCCGTCTATACTATCGACGTTGACTCTAAAATCCACAAATGATCCGTTAAGGCCTAAGTTGTCGTCCTCTTGCTCCAACCACATTTGTGTCGATATTGTATAAGGTTTTATCATTTTACAAATATAGTAAATATATTATATATAACTCAAAAAAGTTATTTTGTAACAAATTTGTTAAAAATTCGTTTCAAAGTCGCTCCATACTTTAACAATACAGCCGTATTTTTTAAGCTCTGAGAGTCTAAATTCTTGCAAAGGTGACAATATACCATTTTCCCTTTTTACTTCAATAAACGTCGCCTTTCCGTCTTTGATAGCTAAGAGATCCGGAATGCCATTTGTTGAGGTCTTTATTAACTTGGTTACAAAATACCCTTGCGCCTGGAGTTTCTTTTTTATCTTAGTTTGTATTTGCTGCTCTGTCATTAATGAGTCATTATAAAAAAAAAGGCAACGGCCAACGTGATAACTGAGATCCATGCCATAATTTCAACGATTAACTCTTCTCTATTGTTCATTTTTTTTTCTGTATATGATTAATAATTCCTCTAGTGTTAAATTTTTCCCTTTGTAATCCCAAAGATATATTGAATTAAAATCGCATTCCAATCGCAACCAAGTTACAAATTGAATGATCTCGATTAAATCGTCGTCCTTTGGGACGTGTCTTTTACCTTTCATTTTGAGCCTATTTTAATTAAAAAATACCACAACCAAACTATTTTCGGCCTTATAAACTCATAACATAAAATTGCTGCGATTAGTTTCATAGGTTTTCAATTTCGTGTTTAACTTCTTGCCAATAATAAAATTGATTATCTGTGAAATCTTGTATATGTGAACAAATTAACTCATTAACCGTTATCAAAGCGCATCGCTTTGCGTGAATTACATTTGTAAAATAGCCGTCGTCGTCGTCTTCAGTTCTCAAAGCGTGACAATATTTATCGAATAACTCTTTTGCTTTGTCTTTTGCTGTCATAATTTCTTTACAAAGTTATCATTATAGTCGAACTCCATTTCAAAAGTCTCGGAGTTATCTAAATACTTAAATGTATAAATCC